GTAGATCGTCGGCAGCGTCAGATGTGTATAAGAGACAGCTCTCTCTCTATTATTTATTACTCTTTCTTAGAGGTTAGGAGGTTAGGAGATAAGGAGAAAGCAGTGAGAGCCGAGATTTTCGGCTCCCAACCAGTTCAGCCAAGGTTGGGCATACGCCATGCGTACTGGCGCTTGCCGTTTTGGCAGTCTCGGTACTTGACCCAGCCGAGATCCTTGAGAATCGATGCGACTTGCATCTGATCTCCCCTGGTTTGCCGCTCAAGCGGCTTCTCTATCGCGTTCGTCAGAATCTCTTCCGATGTCAACGGTGAGACGGATCTGCGATTGATGAGATAGGTCTCGATGGCGGATTGCCACGGGCTGGAAACCAGGTAGCTCTCGTTTTCGACTTCCACTTGGCGCTCGAACTCACGGGGCAGGTGGTTTGGCTCCCCGTTGCGGTAGGCGGCCACAGCAGCGGACCAAATGGCGTCGCGCTCTAGCAGCAGGCCATCAACGGGGATGTGGGGCGCCACGGTGACGGGTATGACCCAGAAGCGACGGTTGCCGGTGTCATCCACCAGAAAGCCGCTGTCGCGGTTGGTGGAGCCGACGATGATGCAGCGCCTTGGGAAATCTTCTGCGGCCTTGCCGTAGGGCACGCGGAATTTGTCGGTCTGCTGCGAGAGAAAAGCTTTGACCTGGCCAGCGTGACGGCGGCCGGTGATGTGGTCGAGTTCAGCCCACTCCATGACCCAGCTGGAGTGGAGCACCATCAGATCGTCCTTGCTGCCGATATCGCGCAGGGCGTCTGAGAAGAACGCGCCGCCAAGGTTGCGCCAGAAAGTGGACTTGCCGCAGCCTTGCGGTCCCATGAGCACGCAGGCGCTGTCATGCTTGCTGCCTGGCTCGTATACGCGCCGTACAGCGGCGATCAGGGTGCAGCGCAGCATGGCGTCATACAGGCTCCCAGGGGCGTCTCCAGGGCGCAGGTAGGCGCTTGCTAGGTGGTCGATGGAGGCAGGTGGCACCTCATCGGCCACGCGGTCGAGGTATTCGCGCACGGGGTCATAGGGGTTCTTGCGCGCGACATAAACCATCGAGTCGGCGGCAAGTTCCTTTGCGACCTTGACGCCCATCTGTGCAAATTCGAGGTAACGGTGCTCGATATCAGTGATGGGTTTTTCGTCTAGTTCGACCTTTTGGGTGTAGGTGTTGAAGCGCAGGCGCTCCGACATTTGCTGCTGGATGAGTTGGATCAGCTCATCGGTTTCGAGCTTGATGGCTTTAGATCCAGAGCCGATCGTTTGCGCCTTGGGGTTGTTAGAGCCGAGAGCAGATTTGATGGCCTTGATGGCCTGATCGCGCGGGGAGACTCCACCAGCCAAGTGGTAGAGAGTGCCAAGGCCAACGCCACCGGAATCAGATTTGAAGGATGCCCATTTGTCTTCGCATTCGCCGGCCTTGAACTTGCCGGACGCTGCGGACCATTGGCACCAATCGGCCAGCAGGGAATCGTCGCCAACGCTGTGGAGCGCCATGCCGACCTTGACCCATTCGTCGTAGTCATCAGCGATGGAGCTGGGGATATTGGCGAGGTAGGTGCGTGCGCGTTCGGCGTCTTCGATGGGGTTGGCCGCGGCCAGAAGGGGCGGCGTTTCGATTGGGCGCTGCATTTGCTGCAGCAGCACTGATGGAGCCTCAGCTAGGGGTAGGTCATCAGGCGAGCGATCCTTTAGCCAGCGATAGGCGCCGGTCATCGGGTGTTTGCCGATCACTACGGATTGGCAGCCGGTCCAGCGCAGTTCAAGCTGTTCGCCTTTGACGCTGGATTTGAGCTTGGTGGTTTTGATCTGATCCCAAAAGGGTTCAGGGACGCGATAGATGATCTGGAGGCGACCATCACGGCCGGAGGTGACGGCCCAGGACTTGGGCAGGTCGCGCAGTGAGGTGCCGATGGATTCGAGCACCTCGGAAGCGCCGAGGCCGTCGTGATCGACGAATAGAAGACCGCCGGAGGGTGGGCCTGCAAGAACGCCAACAGCTACGGCACGGCCTGCTGAGAGTTCGGATTCGACTTGGCGCTTAGTGAGCGGGTGTTTCTGCCACTCGGGCTGATAGGGGCGTTTGTCGTTACCGACAGCGACTAGCGCCCAGGAATCAGGGATGGCGCTGAGCTGATCGACGATGGGGGCCATTAGACGGCGGAGGGATAGCCGTCAGAGTGTGGCGCAGGGTTAGGAGGTTGGGAACGCCTTGGCGGCGAGTCTCAAGAATCCAATAGGTTTTGCGCGTCTCGCACTGAGCGGGCGATGCCTGCAATGCCACCAGCGCGGCGGACCATGTGCAGCCAGTTCTGCTGAGCGGGCGTTGCTCGGCCCTGGGGCGTTTTGACTTCTATTGAGGTGAAGACGGCTACCTGCTGGCCGACCATTTCGGGCGTGATGGTGACGGTGCGCAGGCCGATGAGATCAGCTGAGCCACGGGCAAGGCCGAATTGCACGGGCCGGCCGGTGCGCGGATCTGGCAGGGTGCCGGTGTTATTGCGAAAGAGTCGCAAGTCCGGGCGCGTTCCTAGCGCCAGGCGAATTTGCTGCTGGATTGTGGTTTCGTCGTTTGCCACCCATGCAGGGTAGGGGTGGATGCCAGGCGACTAGCGCCCACCGCGTGAAGCGTGCACCTTGTACGCCCAGCCTTGCGAGTAACCGCGTTCCTTAGCCAGTGCCAGCAGCTGCTGCAGAGTGCGGGCGCGTCCCTGCTCGCGTCTGTGGCTAGTCCGCTCTGCGATTCGCTGCTGGACAGCCTCCCGGCGCAGCTCCTGCAGCTCCCCATCCACCTGGGCCATGCCGCGCTTGGCCTTAGGCGCGCAATCGGTGCCGCATACGGGGCAGACAGGCTGCGGCTTGAATGCTGCATAACAGCTGGGGCATGTGCGCACGGTTGGCGCTGCGCTTCCCCGGCTGGCACGTCTGAGGCCATCAGACAGCGACCACTCGCGCACATCGTCAGGAAAGCCGTGGCGCATGACGTTGCCGACGTGATCAAGGATCAGCGCTTTGCTGCCATCGGGCTTGGGTCTGAGCACCCGGCCGACTTGCTGCAGGTAGAGCGATTCGGACTTGGTAGGCCGCAGCAGGATGGCAACAGAGGCACCGGGGCAGTCGAAACCCTCGGAAACTACGTCAACAGTGACTAGGACCTGCAGGGCACCAGAGCCAAGGTCGGCCACCAGCTGGTCGCGCTCTTCTGGCTTGTTTGTGCCTAGCAGTGTGGCGGCGTTGATGCCTGCTGCTTGAAACTGCCGGGCGACTGATGCGGCGTGTTTGGTATTGCAGCAAAAGGCGATGGCCGGCTGGCCTGTTGCATGGCGCTGGTAGTGATCCACAGCGTCGCCAGTGACCGTGGGGCGATCCATTGCGTCGGCGGCCTCATCGGTGGCGTAATCACCCGCGCGGGTGTGCAGGTTGCTCAGGTTTGCAAGAACAGGCGGCGCATAAATACGCGCATCTGCCAAATAGCCGGATTCAGTGAGCTGCGCGACTGCAGGGCCTAGCACCAGCTGGTCGAATGCATTGCCTAGGCCGCGGCCGTCTAGGCGGCATGGGGTGGCGGATACGCCAAGGCGGAAGGCGTCGGGCCAATGGGCCAGGATCTTGCCCCAGCTACCAGCTACAGCGTGGTGGGCCTCATCGATGATGATTAGCCCCGGTTGCCAGTCGAAACGCGACAGGCGGCGGATCAGCGTTTGAACCGAGGCGACTTGCACCTGATTCGACCTGATGGGCAATCCGGCTGCAATGGTGCTGTGCGGGAGGCCAACAGCGCGCAGCTTGGCGCTGGCTTGGCGTAGCAGCTCCCGGCGATGCACCAAGATCAGAACGTTATTGCCCTTGGCTGCTGCTGCTTGGGCAATGGCGGTAAAAATCACGGTCTTACCGCCGCCGGTCGGTAGGCATAGGAGAGGCGCACGGCTACCGGATCGGTAGGCGTTGCGGAGATCGTCGATGGCCTGGGTTTGGTAGGGCCTGAGCTGCATCAGGTTGCATTGGCTGGCAAGAGGCTATAGCCTGCCGCAAGTTGCCACAACCTATGGACAACGCCGAGTATCACGCGCACCCAGCGATCAGCAAAAGCCACCTCGACAAAATCGCCCGCAGTCCACTGCATTACTGGGCGCGGTATGTGGACCCCAAACGGGTCATCCCTGAGCCGACTCCATCCATGCGGCTTGGCAGCGCGTTCCACACCCACACGCTGGAGCTGAGCAAGTGGGACGAGGAATGGGCCGTGGCGCCTGCTGGCATTGACCGCCGGACCAAAGCAGGCAAAGAAGCCTGGGCGCAGTTCCAGGTCATCTCCCAGGGCAAGCAGGTCCTAACTGCCGACGAGGGCGAAACGGTGCAGCACATGGGCCGGGCTGTGTGGAAGCACCCAGCTGCGGCGATGCTGCTTGGCATGGCCGGCAAAGCCGAGACGACTCACATGTGGCGCGACAGTGCCACGGGTCTGCAGTGCAAATGCCGGCCGGACTGGATGAGCGACGATTGCAAGATCGTTGTTGACCTGAAGAGCACACGCGACGCCAGCCCTCGGGGCTTTCGGCACAGCGTCATGCAGTTTCGCTATGGCGTGCAAGCGGCCTGGTACAGCCACGGCGTCGAGCAGAGCACCGGCATCAGGCCGGAAGCGTTCATCTTTATTGCGGTCGAAACCGAGGCGCCTTATGGCGTTGGGGTCTACGCCGCAGACCAAGAGCTGATCGAGCACGGATGGCAACAATGCCAGCGCGATCTGCAGAAGCTTGCCGACTGCCGGGAGGCTGATCGCTGGCCCAGCTACAGCGATGCGATCGAAACGCTCACCCTGCCGGACTGGGCAAAAAAAGGCAGCAATGCCCAACAACCACTCACCGACAACATTGAGGGATTTTGAGCATGGAACCATTTAAGACCAGAAGTTTGAGCGAAGAAGTTGGCTACCGCCGAGGTTTCAGCCAAGCAGTTAGCTATGTGTTGACTGCGCTTGGTGCAGGGGAGCACATGTATATCGACGATGTATTGCGTTGGCGTCATAGCAGCAAGGATTTTCGAGATTTTCCGCCTGACATGGGCGATGACGAAATCCAGGAAATCCGCGAAATGGTTCTAAGCCGTCTAAAAAATGACTGATCAAAATTCAGCACTAACCACCACCAGTTCGGGCAACGTCTTTGGCGGGATCCAGGCATTCGAGGATGCCCAGCGGATCGCCAAGGCGTTGGCTAGCAGCAGCTTGGTGCCGCCTCAGTTCCAAGGGCAGCAGGGCCTGGCCAATACGTTGGTGGCCTTGGAGATTGCAGGCCGGATGGGGCTAAGCCCGCTGCAGGTTATGCAGAATCTGCATATCATCCACGGCCGCCCGAGCTGGTCTAGCCAGTTCATCATTGCCCTGATCAACGGCTGCGGGCGTTTTGAGCCGCTGCGGTACGAGATGAGCGGCAAGGGCGATGATCTGGCCTGCTACGCCGTGGCCAAGGAAAAAGCGACGGGCAAGGATCTGACAGGCCCCACGGTCACGATGGCAATGGCCAAGGCTGAGGGCTGGGCGACCAAAAGCGGCAGCAAGTGGCGCACGATGCCGGAGCTAATGATCCGCTATCGCTGCGCTGCAATGTGGGGCCGGCTGTATGTGCCCGAGCTGCTGGTAGGCATCACCCACACCCAGGAAGAGGCCATCGACATAGAGGAGGTCCAAATCACCTCGCCAGTGGCAGATCTAAACGCCAAGGTGGCGGAACAACCCAAGGCTGACGAGGATGAACTCTTCTGAGTTTTTGACTGATTTGCAGCTCGCTGATCGCTGGCAAATGCATCGCCAGACTTTGATCAGTTGGCGATCAGCCGGCACTGGCCCGCCATTTGTGCGGATCGGTCGGCGCGTGCTCTACCCACTGGCCGAGGTGGAGCAATACGAACAGGCCAACACCATCACCCACAACGAACAATGAGCTTCAAGCTGAACCTGAGCATCTTCAAGAGCACCAAGCCCGACAGCAAGATCGACTTTTCGGGAATGATGAATATCAAGGTGGAAGAGCTGGACGCGCTCTGCCGCTTTGTGATGAGCCAGACGCCGGATCAATACGGCTCGGTCCAAGTGCCGATCAGCGGCTGGAAGAAACAGGCCAAGTCGGGTCTGAACTACATCAGCGCAGTGGGTCAGCCTCCGCGCGACTGGGTGGATCCTGGCAATGGCGCGCAGAAGCTTGCTCAGGCATTTGACGGCCAGGTGGTTGAGGTTGAAGGCGACATGTTCTGATCACATCAACTCGCATTCGAGGCGAGCGATTTCATTGACGGCTTGCTGGAGCAGCTGCTGCTGATAGCAGCACTGTTTCAGCAGCGCCGCTGCAAATACGCCCGCGTCGTCGCTTTCGAGCAACTTGCGGGCTTGTTTTTCAATCTCAAATTGTTGCTCAGTGGATAGCTCCACTGCCATCCATTCCCCGAAATGCATTGTGTGCTATTGGTGGGGTACAACCAACGATAACGGTCATGGATTGCCCCAAGTGCGGCAGTGGCGATATCAGGGCAACGGCGACCAACGGCCACCAGCCGGACTGCGTGACGCGCAAGCGGAAATGCCAAGCGTGCGGGCATGTTTGGTTCACGGTTGAGCTGACTGTCAACCCAGCGGTTGTGGGCTGGGGCCGGGTTGGTCCGACTGGCCAAAGCAAGCCGACGTTGCGGGTTCCGGTGAGCTTGGCTGTAGGCGACGGGGCTGTGTGAACAACTGTCACAGCGCCCTGGCGTGTGCTCTGTAGGCGGGGCACAATTAACGGGCACCGCACCCCCACCAGTGACCGACAAATTCGCCAACCTGCTCTGTTTTGTCATCGCCGCTAGCGCCTTCGCCATGATCGGCCTTGACGCCACCGCACACCACGGCCAGACCCATTCCGGCACTCAGGAGTATGTGCGCCATGACTGAAAAGTCTTACTACTTCTATATCGAGAGCGCATCGGTGCGGGAATGCATCCGCGCCGAGAATTTTCAGCAGGCCAAGGCTGAGGCTTTCGACGGCTGGATTCAGTATTGGGACGAGATCCGCTGGCTTAACCCCGACAAAGACAACCACCTGATCAAAAATGGCTGAAGTTAAAGGCGCCCTGCTCCAATGGGCAGACACACCAGAAGGCTGCTACGGCGAAGGCGTCAGCCGGCCTAAGAGCGGCAGCCGAACCAAAGAGTTCAAGCTGATCGTCTATCCAAAAGGCGCCAGGCCGCTGACGTGGATCACCCGCGCTGAAAGCAAAAGCGCCGCGATCAAGTACGCCCAGAACCGTTGGCCATCCTGCGAGGTGGAGCTGGCATGAATAGCCCGCAGCGCGCCAGGCTTTACCGGCTGCTGGAAGGCAGCAATACTTTCAAAGCTGGCCAGCAATCTGAACGCGACCGGCTGCGACTGCTGATTGATGTCCGCGTGGAGCAACTACGCGGCACTCATGGCATCCGCAACCGCGAGCAGCTTTGCGCCGAACTGCAACGCCTCAAAAATCTTCTAGAGCCATGAACTCACGTCAACTCGACCAGCAACGCGCCGACATGATGGATTCGCTCTATGCCAAGAGCGGCCGTACCTGTGGCACTTACACCGGACTATGGGAAGAGTTCTGCCGCGACATTGCCGCGAACTTTCGAGATACGGACTACCCGGAGCTTCTGCGCAAGGTCGGCAAGGCTATGGATGCCACTGAGTCAGTAATGACCCAGAAGCAGGCCCAGCAGGCCATCCAGGTCTGCCGCGCTGAACTACTAGGTAAGTGGAAATGAAACGAGCAATGCCAGAAGGGCGCCGGTTCAAAACTGGCGCCGACAATCCGGCGGCCAAGCTGACAGCTGATCAAGTCCGCAGAATGCGCGAACTACGCCGCAACGGGTGGACCACCATCCAACTGTGTTGCGAGTTTGGCGTTTGCCGCGAGCATGTTTCGCACATAGTTAATCGACGCCTATGGGCCTGGCTTGATGACTGACAACGTGAACCACCCGCCGCACTACAACCGCGGGCCAGTCGAGGTGATCGAAATGATCGAAAGCGCCATTCAGGATGCGCCCGACATGCCTACTGCGTATTGCCACGGCAACGCGATCAAGTATTTGCTGCGGCTTTGGCTTAAAGGTGATCCTTTGGAAAATGCCCAGAAATGCCGTTGGTATTTAGACCGGCTCATAGCCAAACTGGGCGCATGATGAAACTGCCCGGCCTAAACCTGATCGAGCGGTTGGCGCTGTGGGTGCTGGTCCGCAGTCCGCGCACCAGCTTGGTGGTGGTCAAAGAGATGCTCTGGCCGATGGTATTCGTCGCGGCCAACACTGATGATCCGGTGCTCTGCGGGCCTAAAGAGGAAGAGCCAGCATCAATGCAACTTGAGCGGCTGTATCACGCCCCGAGCTACGGCGAGGAAGAATGATCAGGCTGCACGCTGGCCGCTTGCTGCTGCTCTGTGATCGCGCAGATAAGACATGGCACGCGCGTGTGATTCTTGGGCCTAGGCCAGAGCACCAGCTGCAGGCGGACACTGGCGCGCTCACCTTGTCCAAGGCACTGCCCAAGGCCCAGGAGATCTACAAGGCAGCAGTGCGCAGAATCCGGCCAGTAGGTGACCCGCTGATGTGTTGGGATTGCCTGCAGTGGGACACTCAGACCTATTGCTGTGAGCTTGGCTTGCCAGAATCAAAGCGAAGCGGTGGGCGTTATGCGGCCAGGTGCGAGTTTTATGAATGCTTTAGAGGTGGTCAGCCGCACTGATCGAGACGGCGGCTACATCGAGACGTTGTTTCGGGAAGGCATGGAGATTTACTACCGCAGTTGCGCGCATGGCTACTGCCGCTATTCGTCGGACCTCTGGCAAGCCGAGATGTACCTAGACGAGTTGCTGGCCAAATAGTTAGCAGGTGGTGGGCTTGCCGGAGCAGTCCCCACCTCGCCGCAGCCTGCTGCCTACGGACGCTTCGAGATTCCTCAAGAGAATTTCGAACCTGCAGTTTAATGCTCGCCGTTGATCCAGCGCGCAACTGACCATTCGCCTAATGGGGTCCAAAATTCTTGGGCGCGATACCACGAAACCCATGGCTTGTGGCCTTTGCTTGAGTTGCAGGCCAAGCAGCAGCTAACTAGGTTGTCGCGGACGGTGAGGCCACCGTGGACCTTGGGAACGACGTGATCCAGCGTTGGCGATCGGCCCAGCGGATCGTCGCAATAGGCGCAGCGGTAGTTCCATGCCAAGTGGATCTGATCGCGTGCACTGCGCCGCGTAACTAGGCGCGTTTCATCAATGTGGTGTTGTTCCACCTAGATCCGCAGGAAGGGGCAGACATTGCACCTCGATATCGATGATGTCTTCATCGCTCGGGATGAACTCGCTGATCTGGCTGTAAATGTCAGCCGGCAAGTCGTCAGGATCGCTGTCAGAGCGATAGATCAGCTTGGCGGAAATCTCTAGGTAGAACGCCCGCATGGGCTAGCCGCCGCTTGGCACACGGTAGCGGGTGGCACCGTTGCGGCCTTGTTTTCTGGGTTTCTTCGGGATCGCTTTATGTCCTGTTGTCACAGTGCCCCGTTGATGGTGTATAGTTATTGCATCAACGGAACCGACCAATGACCTACTCCACCGCCGCCCTCGCCGCGATCACCGCCGCAGGCGTCACCAGCCCCTCCGACCAGCTGATTGCTTCCGTCACCTTTACCACCGAGGTGATCCGCCGCGGCACCGGCTGCTCCCTCGAAACCGCCGCAGCCGAAGCCTTCGCAACCTGGGCTGACCTCGCCTGACCTAGACGGAACGAACCACCGCCCCTAATCTCGCGCAATGCAATACATCCTGAAGGTCGGCCCCTGGCACGTCGGCCCATTTGACACTCACAAGGCCGCCAGCTGGTGGGCTGAAAAGCACGGCTGCGACAGCTTCACCATGCTGCAGTTGGATGATCCAGCAGAAGCGCCTGGCAAGGTGCTGCGTCAGCGCATGGCGCCGCTGAAAAACCCGGCGATCATGATGCAATAAAAAACCCGGTTGGCTAGGCCGGGTCGGCATCTCCCTCGCCAGCTGGACGTTAGCCCTTGCTGGGGGTAACGCCTAGGTCGGCGTTATAGCGGCCAGTCTGCGCGTAACTCTTTTCTACGCGGCCACTGACCAGCAGAAACTTAATCTGGCCAATGCGCAGGCCAGGCCAGATCGGCAACGGATGCAGCCGGCGCTGGTTGCGTAGTTCCATGGTCAGGCGACTGCCAAACCAGCCCGGATCGGCCCAGCCGGCTTCTGCATGGTCCCAGCCTTCACGGGCGCGGCTGGACTTAAGCACAAACTGAGCGCCGACGTGATCGGGGAGATTGAAAATCTCCATCGTCTCGGCCAGGAAAAACTCGCCCGGCTGAATCCAAAACGGATCGTCGGGCGTATGGCCGTGCAGCTGGACTTTCTGTAGCTCCGAGGTTTTGGCCACCTCGACCATGATTTGCGTGCCCAGCCTCACGTCATAGCTGGCTGGGTTCAGTTGTTCCTCGTTGAACGGCGACAGCAGCGAGTTGCGCTGGCATAGCCGGCGGATCTCATGGTCAGGTAGCAGCACTGGCGATTAGTAATCCCATCGGACCTTAGCCCTGCTGCTGCGAATGCCTACATGCACAAATCCCTTGCCAGCGCCGTAGCCGATCGAATACGGCCAGTTTTTGTCACACCAATCCTCGACCTTGTAAATGTCGGCGCCGTCGATGTAGAAATCAACCGCGCCGCAACCGGGCTTGTAGAGGTGCTCGCTGTTGCTGGCTCCATTGACCGCGCGGTTCACTTCAGGCGGCCGATAGCCCGAGGTGATGATGATCGGTTTGCCGCCAAACGCCACGCGCACACGCTCTAAGAACGCGGCCAGCTCAGCGGCGATTTCTAGCTGGTCAGCCCGATCAAACCGCCGCGCCTCCTCATTAAGCGCAAATTCGCCCAAGGTGACGTGGGGCGTCAGCCTGGCCGTAAAAGGCGCGTCAATGCTTAGCTTTGCCGTTTGCTGCTGATACTGCGGCCTATGGGTGCCCCAGCATTCGCCCTCAGCCTTACGCCGCCGCAGCAGGCCCGCCTCCACGTTGGTACCAGGGTTGCGGTACAGCTCCAGAGCAGCAGGCACTCCGGCCCAGTCCTTTTCTTTCAGGCAGCGGCTGATCGTCTCAAAACCCGCAGAGCCGACGAAACCAGAACCGAGGTTGTAGGCAAACGACACCAAGGCCGACTTTTGGTTGTCGTCCATTTCTTTCCAGAACGGCACGCTGGTGCGCAGCTTTTCAGCGATCCGATCCACCTCAAGCCGCAACAGCATGTCGGCTTCGATGATCGTGATCCGATCGCCGCGTTTGACCGGCAAGCCGCCGCTATAGCGCGTGGTGCCGTAGCCAATGGTCCAAGGCTCGCCGCCGCTCAGCGGGTCGGGGTACGCCGAGAGGTGGACGCCCTCAAACTCCTTGATCAGCGCGATCGCTGCCGCAAGGTTGGCTTGCTTGCCGTCTTGGCTCCAGGTTTTGAACCAAGCCCGATCACGGCGCATGGCCGTTTCGTAGCCGTTGGCCTCTAGGTCAGCCTCTAGCTCTTTGATCGCCGCGGCCTGGTGGGGCAACGCCTTGTAGTAGCGAAACAGCTGCTCAAGGGTGATCGTCGCTGGATTGCTCATTGGTGGCCCAGGGTGCAGTTATGCGCAGCTCATCGCTGCTAATGATTGGCGGCGGCACCGCAGCTGGTTGGGTCTTGTGCCAATCCTCAACAGCGCGATCTAGCCGCGGCTTGAGGGTGGCCCGGAATTTCCAATCCTGCGCAGCCTTGTGGACATGGTGCCGCCAGTCCTTATCGCCAAAGCGCAAGAGCCAAGTTGTGCCGCCTACTTTTTTTTGGCGACGATGTTGAGCACCTTGACCAGCAGCTGCACCCAGCTGTTCTCACGGATAGGCAGCAGGGTGATGATTTCACTGCCGGCCGCGGCAATGATCGCAATGGCGGCGAGAGCGGTGGGATCCATTTAGAAACGTTGGCTGCCTTGAAATTAGCGGCGAGTTTCTAGTTGACGCAACCGGCGTTCGTGATCGTCGAGACGTTCTTTGTGATCGCTTCGGAGTGCTGTGATCTGCTCCAAGATCAGCGCCACCCGCGTATCCATGACGCTGGCACGTTTATCAATGCGCCACAGCGCGCCAACGCCAGCAACTATCGCGGCCGTGATCAATGGCGTGATAAACGGATCCACGGCTGCGGTCTGTTGCGTTCAGTCTATCGAAGGCGGTCGCCATGGATCCTTGCGACCCTGCAAAATCACCACCGCTCGGCGGTAATAGTCACAATCAGTTTTGCCCGCTGCTTCTAATGCTTCCTTAATCTTTCGCCAGTTTTCCCTTGTTTCGGGATCCATCTATTTTCTGCAAGATGTTTGCTGTCTAAGGCGTTCCACCTCTGCTTGCAATACCTGAATTGCGGAATCCTGTTTAACGTCGTCCGGCAACGCGCCCATCTCGCCACGCGGCCACTTAATTCTGAACTCCGTGTTTTGCTCTACGTTCATGTTGAGCTTCATCAGCTCATGCTCGATGTGGAACATCTTTGAGTTGACGCCGCTTGCCCACCAAACAGCGATACCGGCTTGCACGGCAATCGCCAAGATGCCGCCGATCAGTTCAAGATTGATCTTGTCCATGACCGGCAGAATCCTGCTTGTAAATTAACGGCCTTGACCCCTGTACGCTTTGCGCGTGCCACGCGGGCGGCTGTTTTTACCAGCGCCTTGGCGTGTGCGTTTCGGCTTGCCCGGCACATGCTGCACGCGAGCTAAGCCGGTTTTGCTTCTTACCGCCACTACCAGGGAACCCCGTTAATGCGGCTGGGCGAAATCACCTCAGCAAGCCGGTCGGTCAAAGCCTGCTCAATCTCAGCCACCTTTTCATCGCCGCCAAGCTTTTCCTTGACCCAGCTAATCACCTGATCTTGGGTCAGCTCATCAAAAGCGATCAGATCACCTTCAGGACGCTCCAGACCAACAGAGCCGTAAGCGCCTTGGCTGTAATTGTTGCCTTCAGGATCAAGGGTGCTGCTGACAGCGTTCACCGAATAATGAGCGGTGAAAACGTAACCGTCAGCTAGCTCACGCTCCAGGGTGTTGATGCTCCAGGTGATCGTGGTGGTCGGTGTAGCGGCGGGCATGGTAGTAGCCGAATTGTTTGAAGGTTAGTAGGGATGCGACCAGTTGAATAGGTCGGTCACCCACCTTGTAGTGGCGTGGACTAATCAGCTCAGCCAATCTTGATCGAAGCGTCGCCAGTCATCTTGATCGAGCCGCCTTCTTTCATTTTGATCGTGACGCCATCGACTTTCTCGGCAACGTGCTCAACGAGCTTGGTCACGTCTTCGTCGTTGTCGGCGGCGTTGATGATGTAGGTGTCAGACATGGGGTGGTGGTTGGGGAGAGAACTGTAGGACGAGTAGAGAAGGGGACTAGTTGGCTTCCAGTGCTGCCACTTTGGCTTCAAGGGTTTCAATGCGCTCCATTGCTTCCTGAAGTGCTTTGACAGCCTTCATATAAAGCACGGAGTAGTTTACCGATTTGGTGGTGGTACCAAGGTCGTTGCCGTCTTGGTCGCGGTCGGGTGATTCGCTGACGAGACCAGGGGAGACCAGTTCAGCTTCCTGGGCGACTAGACCGATTTGGGTGTGGGTCTGACCTTCTTTGAAGTTGTACTTACGGACCTGCAGGGCTTTGATGTCGTCCCACTGGGAGTTGGCGTCAACGATGTTTTCCTTCAGCTTGATGTCAGAGATAGCGCCGTAGGAGTTGTTGGTGTTAACTACATTGCCATTTGTGTAAATAAGAATACTTGTAGTGCCACCGCTAACATTATTGGTTGCGCTATGCAGGCCGTAAAGAAAAGCGTAACTAGTGCCAGCGCTGTTTGCATTGAAGAGATTTAGGGAGTCTCCAACGCTATTGAAGGTAGAAATTACGCCAGTATTGGCAATCCTCATCCGCTCCGTCGGGCTCGACGCGGAATCCGCAGTAGTGGAGAACACTAACCTCGTTGGATAATCGCTACTACCCCATTGGGCATCTGCAACGAAATCTATGGTCGCGCCAACTGATCCATCGTTTGCTCCAGCTTGAAGGCGCCCCAGTACATCTCCTGTGCCCAACGATGCTGCAGCATAATTTGGGAAAAGATAAAGTGTTCCAGGATTGGTTGGTGCCGCTGAGTTTCCGCGTATTTGAACTAGAGCTGTTGTGGCACTCGTAGACGTGCCAACTAAGAGGCGACCCGAGCCGTCGATGCGGGCGCGTTCTGCATTGCCAGTGAAAAACCCTATCGGATAACTGTTAACCGATCCGATTTTTGCAACAGCAAGGTTATTATCCAAGCCAAAAATAACGCTATTGGTGCCATCACTTGCTTCGTAAAAGTTGTAAGTCGATGGACCCCGATTCAGGCACACGCCGCCGTTGTAGCTACTTGATGCGGAGGCACCAATACTTAATGTTGTGCTAGGGCTCGTAGAGCCAATCGCTACACGGCCTGAGGAGTCAATCCTGAGTCGCTCAACCGATGTGTCCGTTGTACCGCTTGCTTTACCTTCGGTATAAAAAGCAAGAAATGAGCCGTAAGTGTGAACGCTTGTGTCGCGTCCCGAAAATACGCGAGCATGTTCATAGCCCGCACCGTCAGGAGTGCCTCTGTATTGATGGAATGTATCCGTAATTGAGGAAAGATTAGTTCTTACTGCTTGGAACGTGCTGTTGGCAATATCTAAAATTGCGCTAGGCAAACTAGTCCCTATGCCTATACGCCCGGAGGAGTCGATGCGGAGGCGTTCGTTGGTGCCATTTGTCCGCAAAATCAACGCACCAGTTCCCGCAGCACCCCTATCGGCGTCAACATATAAAGACGTATCACTTTGCAGCACCTGACTATGTCCACTGGTGTCTGAATCAGTCAGCCGGAAACTAGGAATAGGCGCAATTAGATTGAGCTGTGCATTGGGTGCACCGCCAACCCCAACATTCCCACTTGCATCAACAAACAACCTGCCAGTACCACCAGTCGAGATGGCTACTTGGTCTGCGCCAGGTCGATAAATGCCGGTATTTGGGTCGCCGTCAAAGCTGATCCCCGGCAGTGCTTCAGTACCGGAACCAGCGTTCTCCATCAAGTCAGCAATGCTGACCTTTTTCGTCACGTCGCTCGCAACGTCAACAATGGGGACAACATCAGTGCTAACCGGATCGGTATAAGCCGTCAGGTCAGTGATCTTCGTCGTGGCCATTGGTAACGCTCCAGTACAGGAATCTTAGGCGTGGCTTAGGTCTTGATACAAGCCAGCAATGCCACGTTGCGCGGACGGTTTTCGGTGCCGCTGTTGTTGTTGATCGAGATGCCCGTGGTACGGCTACCAGTTGTGTTGCCTCCCTGGGATACTGGTTGTGATACAGGTCCACCACCAAAAGTCTGACGGTCACCACCTTCATACGAGTGGTTGTGACCGGGGTCGCTAATCCCGTGGTTGTGCGGTCCGATCATTTCGGTCTGATCACTACCAAACGCACGACCGCTATCAACCGTCGAAGTCCCGCCTTGATCGTTTGCGCCGCTATTCCAGCCGCGAACAAACTCGCCCCTTAAATCCGGTACGCCGAAAGTGGTGCTGCCATCACCCGCTCCGAACGTCGTCCCAATCGCGGCAAACAACGACGCATAAGTCGTCCGACTTTTCAAGCTGCCGTCACAGATCACATAACCTGTCGGGGCAGTGTTTCGCGCTGTCCAGATCACCGTTCCAGCAGGCACAACATCAGCCGCCGGAATAGCCGCAATCTGATCATCCACATACTTTTTAGTGGATGCCATGTTGTTGGTGGTTGGCGCTCCAGTCAGCGTCAAGTCACCCGTCATCGTGCCGCCAGCTAGCGGCAAATACGTTGACGATGCAGTCGTAATCTGCAAATACCGTGCATCACCGGCAGTTTGCGTGATGCCGTCAGGGTCAGGACGCACCCAGTTCGAGCCGTCCCACATCTTCAATTCATCGGGCGTCTGGCTGGTGTCCTGCCACAACTGACCCAATGCCGGGCTAGATGGTGCCGTACTGCCCGGACTGGTAATGACTGATTTGGTCGGCTGGAACGAAACAATTGTCCAGGTTGCACCGTTCCACACCTTCACCAAAGGCGGGTTGCTGCTGGTATCGACCCAGAGCTGACCATTGCTCGGACTGGTCGGGGCGCTGCTGCCGACACTGGTGCCAAGCAGACCGAGGGCAACCGCTAAGACGTTGGCTTGAATACGCCGGGTTTCGCTGCCAGCAACACTCGAAAATGGCAGCAGGTCAGCACTGGCAATAGCCGAAGCTGATGGCAGTTGTGAAATCCGAAGTCCTGCCATCTCAGTAACCCACGACGGTCATGTCGATCAAACCAGCGACTGCAGTGCCAGAGCTGTTGACGCATTTCACTGTAATGCTACTGGTCGATTTCGAGAGAACAATGGCGTTGATCGCACCAGTGCCCGTATCCTGCAACGTCACCTGAACCGACTTAACAGCGCGGAAGGTTTTACTTAGCGGGATGGCAGTACCGGATCCACTGCTGCTGATTGCTACGTCATTCTGTGATTCGACCACATCGGCGTAGTCCAGCTCGAAGCAGATTCCCGTGATCGCACCAGGGCTCACGCCATCCTTTGACTTGAACAGTGTCTGGACGGCGTAAACGTCTTCGATCAGCTTTTCGTATGGCGCATAAGGGTGCAAAATACCGGACGCTTGACCTGACAATATGCCAGCGCCATAGGTGCGTTGCTCAGCAAAAATAGAATCATCGTTTTCTTGGAAAATTTCATCATCGTTCTCTTGGAACAGTGATGTTTCCGCGCCACTCAAAGCGCCGATGCTGTGCTGGTAAGTTCCCTGCGCCGTAGTGGCAATCAAGATTGCGCTTTCGTAGAAGTTGTTATCAAAGTTCCAGGTATAGAAGGCGTCCTCAGTTAGATCAATCTGCTGGACGGCATAGGTGCCGGTATCGCCCGTGATGTAATCGCCATCCTGTGCAATCAGCAGCGTTCCATCCTGTGCAGTCAGGTAGTAGGTGTCGCTGACTTGGCAGTTGACGTAAGAACCCGGCCAGCTTGTCGAGTTGATGCACTCGTCATAAACCGCGTTGCTGATCGGTGGCGCACCAACATTGATCAGAATCACCGCTGGCTCATCGCTGCGCCATTGGGTTGCATCCACCGACTTGACCATTACGGTCCATTCGTCGGTGTCAAACAGGCTGGTTTCAAACCATTGCTGGGTTGCCGAGACACCGCCGGAGTACAGCTCAATCCCTTGCTCCCAAGTGGCGGCAGGGTCAGCGTCAATCAAACCGCCCTGCTTGTACCGGATCTGGTACGAAACGATGTCGCTAACAACGCCCTGATCCCAGCTGCCAAACAAGCTCAGCGGAAGCTGCCAGCTGAAACGCTTTAGTCCGTTGTTTTGGTTTTGAACGACGGTGAAATTGCTGGGTTTCGGCGGGACAATCTCCGCACGTTCCACCGTGTCGTAAAGATAGTCGCTGGGATTTTCACCAAAGACCGCGCTGGTAAACGCAACCCGAAGCTCCCATTCGCCAGGCGCGTGGAATGCCACGGTGTAATAACCAGTTAGCGGAACATCGCTAAGGAAGTACCAGCCGTCAGACTCCGGTTCTTTGACGCCCGGCACTGCTGTTGGAACACTTGTCGGGAATGCCCAGCAGCGATAACCCGTGATCCGCTCTGGAATCGGACAATCACCAGCGTCGATGATCAGCAGCTGAGTACCATCCGGCTGGTTCTGGTGACGGACTGATGCGTTAAACGTGGAATCCGACAGATCCGGGATTGCCTCAAATGCCGCAACATCAACCGCAACCCAGTCCGATTGCTGCCCAAGACGGTTGACCGTGGCAACTCGAAACTCATAGCTGTTGCCAAAGACATGATTTGTTAATGGCTGTGATGCAGTGCTATTACTGACAGATCCAACATCAGACCATTCGGTGTCGCCGGTTTGTCGCCACTGATAGCGATATCCACGCACCAGCAGATCGTTGGCATCGTTTTTCTGAGGTGCTGTCCAGTAAGCATCAATCTGCGTTTGGTTATTGCGGAAGACCAGCTCAGCCGTGACACCTGTTGGGACACTGGCACCAGTCAGCGTGAAACGATCTTTGGGAACCGCAATCGGCAGGTCGTTATCGACGTAATCAAACTTGCTTGCGTTGTACTGGATCGCTTCGACTTGGAAGACCAGCGGTTCAACTTCGCTAACGGCAACGATCTTGAACAGTGCTGCGTTCAGGCTTTGCCATTCCAGAACCCACAACGCACCAGCTTGGGTGTTGATGATGCCGTCGCACTGAATGACGGTGTAAGCCGAGTCATCCTCAACGACGTAACCGATCAGAGTGTCACCGCTTTGGGTGATGAACTCGTCGCCGTCCTGTGCTGTGATCGTGTTGAGTTGGCTTGCACCAGACAGGCTGGAATAATCAACAACGTTTAGGACTTGAAGTTTCGGGCGGGTGGTGATGCTGCCGTCGGGGTTGGTGACGGTTTCGCCGTCCGGAACAACCAGCGTCAGGGTGTAGGTGTCGGATTCGCTGAGATTCAGCACAGCGTCCAACACAATCCGGTTGCTGCCTGCGTCAATCGAGCGGATACGACCGCCCAAGCGTTGACCCTGTTTCAGCGGATCAGCAATCTGGATGACCTCACCAACACCAGCAGCAAGACCTTCAGCACCAACGCGGAAGCTGACTTTTTCAGTTAGATAGCGGTTGGAAAACAGCGTGTGTTTTGCTGCCCGCAGCGCCTGACCGCGAGAGGTGACGCCAAGCAGGCGAAGGTCAATTGGGTTGTACCCGAAGGTTTCCAGCAGCGTGTCGTCCTGCTGATACTCAGTAACGCTGGAATATGCCTGGTTGGGATCGTCCCAGTTAGCCAGAACAACAGACTTACGAGCACCGCGTGCTGTGCCGCTATAGGTAAAACAAGGCGACGTAACTTGCCCAGAATCGTCAACCTCTTGGATAACGTTGGCTTCACTGAACTGCTGAACCGGAACCTGCTCACGATCCTGCGTGAGAAACAGTTGCCCTTGGCTGTAATAAATCAAGCCCCGGAAGCACGAGGCAAGACCATTCAAAACTTCGTAGACACTGCCTGCATTTTGCAGGTAGACGTTGCAGGTAAAACGCGGCTCCGTTCCACCATTGCCGTCAGGGACTTCACTATCACAATATTGACTAACGGTATAGAGATACCACGGGTCGATTGAGATGTTTGGCACATAACGCGCCACGCCGAAGCGGTCATTAACAACAATGTCCCGAAAAATCCAAGCGGGGTTATCGGTCCAAGCGGTTGTAAAAGTGCCGTCCCAAATGCCGGTGTAGACGCGGGTTGCCGGGTTGTAGTTGGTAGGGATCTGAACCCGCTTGCCGCGCAGTTTGACCGAAACGTTGGGGATGCTGTTGAACTGCCGCGCATCAACTTTTAGTGCCAGTGCAGCAGTATTTGGATAGGCAAATTTTTCGTCGATAATTTCGACGTAGCTTTGCCAGCTGATGCTGTTTTGCAAATAGGCGCTGGTACTATCTGCTGTAAGTCGGCTGACGCGGATTGACCACGGTCCCGTACCAGGCAGGTCAAACTCGTATGCCCGTTGGAATGGACTATTGGATTTGCCGCTAACTGTTGCATCCTTAGCGGTTATATAAGGTCCGCCATTAGACGAAACTTCGATCAGATACCGGACACTGGTCCCGGTGATATCACCGTTATCGCGGTTGCTTGCTTGAAGTGCTGGGTGGTTAATAATGACCCGGCAACGCTCAATATCCGTGTCCGTAATGCTGCGCGTGATTGCACCAGTAGCCTGCGTGATTGCCGTGTTGACGCCGACGGTGTTTTCGACGGTGCTAAAGCCCGTCATCGGCGTTTGAGTTTCGTCCGTACCAGTACGGTGGTCTAACTCGTAACTGGAAAAGTTAAACGTCCCATCCGGGTTCTCGATGGGCGTTGAATCTAAATATGTGTCGCGGGTGATGCTATTAGGAAAACCTTCGACTTCGCCTTCACTCAGCGCATAGACCGTTTTGGCAAATGCAACCGAAAACAGATTGTTGGCAGCCTCAGTTGGTTGCCGCGTGGTTGGTGTGACAGTGACGTTCTGTTGAACGGTCTGTTGAACAACCGTTTGGCCGCCACCGCCGCCACCAGCACCGCTGACTTCAGGCAACTTTTTAGGGTCTTCCATCAGAGGTGATTCTGCAGTTCCAGACCGAAGCTCAAGGTAGGCAACGATCCAATGATGCGCTCACCGTAGAGCACTGGAACGACTTCGCCCTGCTGGGTATTGGCGTTGGATTTGTCGAAGGTGAATGATCGTTTTTGCTCTTCAGAACTGCGTCCGCTGGTTGCTCCAGTCCCGGAAAAACCGCCAAGACCGCCTGCAACGTTCGGCATTTTTGGCGTAGGCGTCAGCAAATCAGCGACGCCACCAAAAATCAGCGCCCCACCAAGCAGGCCAATGCTGGTGAAATTAGTCATGCCAAACAACCAAGGCGCACCTGATGCGCCAATAGCCGGCACAAAAATCGAGAACGCAACCAATGCAACGCCAGCAATGATTTTGCCAACACCACCACGACCAACTGGGATGGGCGCAAGCACAAAGCGTTTGCTCAACGGCCAGTGCAACTGTTCTTCATCCAGTCCATCAGGGTGCTCCGTGATTGCGCGCCAGTTAATTCCGTTTTGCTCTGACTGAATTAGATACTGACGAAGCGCTGGGATCTGTACGCACAATGCCCGTACAGCCTCGGCTGGTGTCTTTACTGCAAGCTTGAACTGGCGACCAAACCGACGCCCAGCCTCGCCAAGCAAACGGATCGTCACCATCAGCCTGCTCTCCGCACAACCATGTAACTATTCTCGCGGAAATAACCGCTGTACGCCGTCGTTCCAGACAATCTGCCAACTAGATGCTGGTACAACTGATTGCTGGCAGGATCTTCCACTACCGCGACGTGGTTGCAAGCGTCTTGGTTGCGGATTCGCATCAGGATCACATCGCCACGCATCAGATCAGCACCAGCAGGCAGCTTGGCAAAACCTTCGGCGGCAAAATTGTCCTCAAAATGCGTAAAGCCACGGGTTGACCACTCGCCTTCATACTGGCGCGGATAATCGCCCATCTCAATGCCCATTTGCTGCTTGTACCAGTCCCGCACGGCGGAATAGCAGTCATAGACGCCGTAATTCCATGGGCGTCCCAGTAACCCTGCATCCTGGGACGGATCCAGCCAAAACGCCTCACTGCCGCCGCAATTCCATACTGCATAAGGCATGTTCAGTGTTTTGCACGCTTTGATGTCGGCTGGACTAAAGCCGCTGTAATTTGCGTGGCTATGCCAGCAAGCTTTGGCATCGTCGATGTAATCAGCGGTGTCCTGGGCGCTCATTACAAATGTGTCAGGCTCGTCGCTGATATTGCGGCACTCCACCACCGTGCCATCGATCAAGATGAACCCGCATGTCTCCTTCGGATATGCACGTTCTGCATAAGTCCGCATTGCCAGCCGCTGCTCAGCGGTAAGCGGGTTTTGCCACTGGGACAGCATCAGCCTTGAGAATCGACGAGACCAGGAAAACCGCCAAAGGGCAGGCGTGACCCCGCACCAAAGCGGAGCTGACAACTGCTTAGACGTTTGCCGCACACATCATCAGCCGCACTGGCAACTACGTCATCATTGGCGTCCCAGTAATCCGTGCCGCTGTAATGACAGCCAATGTCACTGCGGTAAATCCATTGGCACTGCTCACGCAGCAAGCGGCGACCGGGCAAGCTGCGACCCTCTAGGTCAAACGGCACCGCCAACTGGAACGTAACCGCCAGCTTGGTTTCGCTGGACTTCTGTTCAACAACCCATTCATCGGGTCCCCAGTAAGCGTTGGGATCTGCTCCAGGGGCGCCGTCTAAGTAGGTCGTCAGCGTGCGGATTCGGCTGACGTTGGCACCAACCAAGTCGGTGTAAGTATTGGTCAGTGCTGTAATCGCTAGACCGACATTGGCAAAAACTAAAGTCGGTCGCTCAAGCTTGCCGCTGGTATTCAGTTCAAAGCCGTTTGCCTGCAATGGCAAAGCCGTATAGGTATTGCCGTCATAGACCACATCATTGCCATTGACTTGGGTCCAGTTGCAAAAGCGATAGATCGATTGGTCCGTCGAACCAGCAGGCAGCAACGTCGAGATGTCCAGCGTGAAGAGATCAACGACCTCAGGCAGCTGGGTTTTGAATGTTTCGGCAACAGGTGGTGTCTGAGTCATACATATACCTGCTGCAATGTGAACGAAAGCCGGGCAATGACTGGGCTGATGTAATCAAACTGCCAACCAGATTCAATGATGTAATCTTTGGCAGCAAGGGTCAACGAAACGCTTACGTCAGTCAGGTTGTCAATTGTAACTGAAGTCAATCGGCCCGTCGCCAAGTTTGCGGTGTAATCAGTTGGCCTTGTGTATCCAGTTAAGGTCAAGGAATTGATATTCGCAAAACCAAGGTCAAGAATGCCGCTTTCAAATTGCGCCGTGAAACTTTTTGTGGAATCAGGTGGCGTCCAGCTGAAGGCTTGTCCCTTCTTTCGATACAAATAAGACTCAATGCCATAGGCGTCTTCCAAAGCCAATGGCCCGGTTGAGCATTGCCAAGACTCATGTTGGCTATTAAGGCCATCCGTCAAAATTTGCGAATAGCCATCGCCAAACTGAACACGCTGCGCCCTCACGCCACGCCGCGCGCTGGTTTCAAGCGCAACGGGCATATTGTTTAAGGTGATGTAAGCAGTCATCGCAGGACACCTCCGCTGCGTTGTTCGTTCACAAGCGTTGCCATAACGATACCTTGAACTTGGTTGGCGATTTGCTTTTGCGCTGCTGCGCTTAGTTGCTCGCCAGTGTTTTCAACGCTGATATTGATTGAACCAACTTGTACGCTTCCGCCGCCGCCAGCAACGCCAAGCTTGCCGCCTGGTCCGCGCTTGAGAGGCAATACAGCCTCGGGGCCTGCTTCGCCCATCAGCGACATAGTTGGTTGGCTAATGATGCCGCCTTTTGCATAGGGTTTTAAAGAAAACGCTGGCATTTGCTTGGAAAATGCCGCGGCGCCAAAAGCGTTGCCATCAATGCCAGTGCCACCCGAAACGACCTGTGGGCCGCCAAATGGCGAAGTTGGAAGGGCGCCGCCAGGTATTGCGCCAATAGCCTGCATGATGCTGCGCAAAATTGTTTGCTGAATAATCATGCGAGTTGTGGCCACCATGATCGCCCTAGCAAAATCGAGGAAATTTGTTTTGCCAGTAGTCGCCAAATCAACTAGAGCGTTTTCAAGACCTTGAAACGCATTTGTGGCCAGGCTTGCCACGCCTTGTCGCATAGTGCCAATGGTTTCTAAATAGCCAGTGGCTGCATCTTTGACGCCATCAAATGCAGTCGCTTGGCCCTTGGTCACCTCGACGGCATCAATCGTGATTGTCTTGAACTCTGCTGCAGTGCCCATAAGCTTCTGCAGCATCCGTTCGTATTCATCCGCGGCTTTTTGCTGATCCTCAGCAGCCTGCTGTTCTGGTGTCTTTTCCTGCCTTCCTCGACCAGCTGCCGCGCCAGAAACTGTTCGGGGAATAAATGCGCCACGGCCGCCTCCGCCGTAATCAGCGCCAACTTCAGAACGGCCAAACAGCACTTTTTGCTGTGCTGCAATATCTTTAAAAAATTGGCTGCGAGTGTCGGCCAAGCCAGTTTTGGCAACATCAACAGCCGCGCCAAACTTTCCTTGAACGACTAGCTGAGCAATCGACAGGAGATCGCGGATAGTCCGTACAAAGAACCGCATTGACTGCACAAGGCCAAGCACTACACTGGCCACCCCGCGAATGCCAACTTCGATCACCTTAAATAGCGGTCCAAAATCTTGACCGCTGCTGAACAAATCACCAAATACTTCAAGGATTGCATTCAGCGCAGGCAGCAACGCATCTAGCAGTTGCTTTCTGAAACCATCGAATTGGATTTGCAGGATGGTAATTTGGTCGTTGAAATATTCGGCATTCTGCGAGAAATTGTCGCTGACCTCATAGTTAAAACGCTCTAGCGCTTCACTGCCGCCATTCAGCAGCGTGATCATGTCGGCGCCAGACTTGCCAAACAGGCGCATGGCAATGGCCGCCTTTTCGGGGCCATTCGGCAGATCCTTGAACTTGTCTGCAATTTCTTTCAGCAGATCGTCGGAAGCCTTAAGGCTGCCGTCTGCTTTTTTTACATCTACGCCAAGCGATGCATAAGCATCGGCATAGGTGGCGACACCTTGACCCGCCTCATAAGAGGTGCGCGCAAAACTCTTAAGGCCAGTTTCAAGCTGCTTCTGCGAAACGTCGGCCAGCTTGCCTGCATTGACAAATGCCTGCAGCGAATTGGCCGCAATGCCAGTCCTAGTGCTCAGCTTGCCAAGAGCATCGGCTTGGTCGATGGTGCTTTTGATAAAGCTAGAAAATCCGCCAACTACTAGCGCCGCGCCCAGGGCCTTGAATGCAGTGCTTAGGCCGCCAACGGCCATCTTGAGATTTTTGACCTTGCCTTGCACTCCCTGCATGGAGTTGCCAAGACGCTTGATATTGCTATCGCCTGTGACGTTGGCTTTGATGAGAAACCCAAACGTTGTCGTCATTATTTCTGCTCCTTATTCAAAACATGCATCACCGCCCCTTCCATGACCTGCAGATCCTCCAGAAGTGAGCGGGGGTCTTCTACTTCATACAGTCTAAAGAGCCACGCAAGCGCCCCATAGTCCATGCCAACAATGCCGCTCATTGATGTGCGCCATTGGGTCTGGCATCGCAGGAACATTTCAACGGCTGGCCAGTTTTCCTGCCAAACCTCGAAATCTTCTGGGCCGTCTGGCTGCGGAAGCGCAAGACCAAAGGCCGCGGCATCGGCCATTAGCTCCGAGGTGTCTTCGGTGCCTTTGGCCCAATACTCAGCGGCCTCTGTCAGTTTTTTCGCTTAGCCCCTTGGTGGCTTTCCAAGTAGGTGGTGGCAATAGCACCAGCAAGCATCGGCACGTCGAGCAGTTGCGCCAATGCCTTCTGACTAAACGGCATTTCCTTGCCGTCGTCGTCGGTGATGCCAGACCAACCGACCAAAATTTCAGAAACCAGATCAGCCTCGGTCAGCTGATCTTCCTGAATCATTTGGCCAATCTCGCGCATACGGCTTTGGCTGACGCGCTTAAAAACCCCGTCAAAGGTGACGCGCTGGTGGCGGCCACCGTCAACGGGGATGTCAAATGCGACAGGCCAGCTGTAGGTATCTGATTGCTTGAGAACGAACGCCATAGAAGGTGGCTAATCGTCGCAAGCGTAGCAGTGGCTTAAGTCAGCGCAATCTCGAACTCGTCGTTACCCGAATTCGACGGGGCGGCGTTGTAATCGATGTTGAGCATTTGGATTCCGTCGGAATCGCTATAGCTGATTGCCGTCAGGTCAGTCTGAGGCGCACTGAATGTCACGATGTTGCCAGCCGTTTGGCCGTGCTGGAACGTGTTGTTTCCAGTTGCCGTGCCGGTGATATCGCTAAAGAAGTTGTGGGTAGCCATCAACTCAGCTTCCAGCACGATGCTGCCGGAAGGTTTGCGATCGGTGTAGAGCACCTCTTTGGTGCCTCCCACCAGTTCGCGGTAGGTGGTGGCTGCGTTCAGATCAAAGCTGAACGACTGAACGGCACCGGCATAGCTAAAGAGCTGCTGGCTGGTGGTGTTGCCGTTCTTAAACAGCACCGGCCTAGCCTGATTTTGATAAGTAGGCGTGGGGTTAGAGCTGTCGTCGGGGGCGTTGTAAATGCCCACCATCGAGAAATTCAGCGTCGGAATCTGGCCCACCTCAGCGCTGATCGAGAACGTGCCGCGGGCGCCGGTCACCTTATGGCGCACGCCATCGGTGAAGTAGTAAAGGGTTGCGGACTCGAAAGATTCAGAACGCGGCGAATAGGTCACCGACGTACTAGCAACGGTGGCCACGCTGCAGCCACAAGCGCGAATCAGAGCGTCCCAAGCCGGGGCAGTGCCAGCAGTTCCCGAGCCTGCCAGCTCAACCTCAAAGCTCACCTCGACGCGCTGGAAGGCCAGCAGGGCCTCAAAATTGCCCATGAAGCCGCGGACCAATTCGCGATCAACCACGTCCGACTGAATCGGAGTGATTTCCAAGCTGCGAACCAAGATCGCGTTATCTGCGCCGGTCGGCGTGGGGTCAGTGCCGTAGCTGCTCTCGATCTCCGCGAGCAGGAGGCGTTGGCTAGTCCGCAGAGTCATCGGTTACAACCTCGATCTCGGGGGTAGTGGGTTGCGCCGGCGTCGTCCGCTGAAAAGCTTTCGCTTGCCGGTAGTTCTTCAATCACCATCGTAGCTATGGGATGGTGGTCAAATCGTCAAGCTCCGTTCTGTACCTAACAACGTAATCGCAACTAATAACGCCGGTTGGCTGATCAGCGTCAACCATTTCAAAAGTTACGTTCCCAGGCTGAATATCGATGGCGTTACCGCCAACGGTTAGATCAGCCATCAGCTTGGCGTGCAGGCTTTCAACGATCGGATCAGCCTGCTGGTCTGGCACGTCGCCGCGCACAACAACGCTCACGCGAACAACCAAGCTCCAATCCAATGTCGGAAGGCTGGTGTTTTGCTCTGGCGTGTCGCTGACCGGCTCAATAATGATCGCCGGGCTTTCTTGCCGCGCCAATGCCTGTACACGGCTGCGCCATATCCGCGTGCCGACGTTTGAGGTGCCGGTCAGGGTCGTTCTGATCCTGGCAAGAATTGACTCCCGCCGGGTCGTCATGCCTTCACCTCAATCGCTGAAATGCGGCCGCGTTGGAATTGAATTGTGGTGGTGTCGCCAATATTTGCGACATACATGGCCACCTCATCGCCGTCAGCCAGCTCAACCATCCAGAAACAAAACAGCTTGGCAATCTGACCAGTGGAACCGGAAAAGGCCCGGCACTCAGACTGATCAATGCCAGTGCCGTTCTTTGCCAGTTTGATTCCAAGCGTGTGATTGTTTCCGGCATAGGCGTCCATGCTGGCCTGCACTTGGAACAGCTTGGTTGCGCCGCTGTTGTTCTTGATGGCAAAAGTGTCGGACGTGCCGAGCACAGTTTGATAATCCGTGCTGCTATCAAAAGTCGCCGTTAGACCAGTGCTTTGATAAGTGCCTGCAGTGGCAATGGCGATGGTGCCGCTGGTTGTCTTGCTGGCCTGACCGCGAGCCAGCACGCCTTCAATGTAATAGCTAAGGCTGCTCCAAGCAGTCGAACCATCGCCAACCTTGTACCGGCGCGTATCAGTTTCAATGCCCATCTCGCCGTCAAGCAAGGTGGGATTTGCGGCGGTCCAGTCAGCTTCGGTGTCACGCCGCAGCCTGATTCGTGCCGTGCTGCTCATGCCGCTCCGCCGTCAATAGTGTTTCCATCAAGGTAGCTAGAGCTAGCGCTGCCGCCGTCTACCTCAGGATCAAGCTGAGCATTAGCCAAGTCATCAACAGAATCATCGCTGTCCCCAGCATCGATCGCTGTTGCTGCTGTGCTCATCGTAGTTGCCACGCTCCGCTGCAAGCTGATCTCGCAAAACAAGCCGTCATCAATCAGCCGGGTTTCGCGTACAACGTATGCAACGCCATTGACTGTGATCTCCGAGTCATAAAGGAGATCCCCGAAATCTGCCGCCTTGGCCGTCAGCATGAAGTCGGTGCTAATCACCATGTTGCCGGCAAGCACTTGGCCAGGCATATCAAGAATGCCTTTGCCAGTAATGCTGCCGGCGACGCAATCAACGCCGAAATCAGCCAAATAGCTGTCAGGCAGATCAGTCAACGCCATTGGCTTTTGCTTTGCGAGGTGCTGCCTTTGGCTTGGGTTGCTCAGCCGGAGCGTCTACAGCGCGACCCATCCGAAGCAGTTGGCCGGCCACCTTGGTATCAAGGTCATAGACCTTGCCTTCCTCAAGGTGTTGCTGCTGGGCGCAGCAGGTGCGAACAATCAAAACACGCATAAGAAAAAGGGGGCCGGTTGCCCGGCCCCGCCTCCTTTATCAGGTGGTCACGTCAAGGACGGCTGCGAAGGACTCAGCGTGGCGGACGGCAACGTCGTAGGTGACGATTGCGCGAACGCTGGTCAGAGCCTTGCTGAAATCGTCGGAGTCTTCACCCACAACAATCTCGATGCCGTTGCCCCAGAAGCCAACCATGGCCTGGGAGAAATCACCCATCAGCGCAGCGGAGCAAACGCCGCTGCTGGTGCCTTTGGTCAGGTTGCTAGGAACCTGGTTGGTGACATAGAGCGGGTAGCCGTTCACCGAGGCAGGAGTGCCGCCGCGGCCAATGGCGTTCAGCTGATCGTTCACCAGGTAGGCGCCGTCGGTGGAGGTAGAACCACCAGCGCGGAGCTTCTTCAGCTCAGCAAGCACCTTGGCGTTAGTCACATAACCGATAGCGTCGCGGTTGACCGCGCCGTTGTCGATCAGCACCTGCTCTTCAAGGTCAACCAGGGCGTCAACAGTGATAGCGCCACCGTTAGTTCCGAGTGCCACCGAGCCGATGCCGGAGGTGTTGAGGATGCCGGTGGGCTGACCGGAAGAACCGGAGCCGTTCAGGATGCCCAGGTCGATGCCCAGGTTGATGCCGTCAGTCAGGTCACGGCGAACCAGATCCTCGATGCCAGGGGTGCCTTGCAGCAGGGTCTGGCGGCTGTACTTGGAAAGTGCAGCGAGGTTCTTGGGAGCCAAGGTCACTTGGTCGAAGGTGGACTCCGACTGGGTGATGGCAGTGGTCTCGGTGCTCAGGTAGTAGGTCGAGGCAACACCGGAGCGACGGGGGATTGCCACGTCACCGACGAGGCCGGTCATGGAGCGAACGCCCATGCGCAGCATCATCGACTCATTCCGAAGAGCCTCGATGAACTCATCGGCCATCAGGTCGGTGGCAACCAGGTTGCCGCCATTCACGGCCGCCGAGGTGACGTAGGTGGCGCGCTTGGCAAGAGCCGAGAAAGGAACAAAGAAACTGCGCTTGCCGCCTTGCTTAAAGCCGGAAGTGCGCTGAACCTCTTGGCTGATTTCACGAACCAGGCCAGCCTCGCGGGAAGACCAGTCGCCGCTCAGCGCAGCGCTGATGCCTGCAGAGATGCTGTAGTTGGCAGCTTCACGCTGATCCATCTCAACCGGCTTAACGGCTTCGATGGGCTTAGCGCCGAGCTGATCGAGAACAGCTGCGCGGGCCTCGTCGATAGAACGGCCAGACTCGACCAGTTGACGGCCAAGCTCGCTCAGGTTGTGCTTATCGCACAGGGCATTGATGCCAGCGATGCGGGAGCGCTCAGCCTCGGCGGCTTCGGCCCGCACCACTGCCAGATCAGGGGTGGTGTTTTCCATTGCAGGAATGGGATCAGGTTGAGGTGCTGCCGGAGCAGCGTTGGAGTCGGTCTCTAGTGAACGGCCAACCCCAACAGAGGGATCAGCCGGCACGGAAACCACGGACACCTCGTAAGGGGTCCAAGCAGTAGCGACAAAATCGCCACCGCCGCGCTCCTCCATCTTGTCGATGGAGTAGCCGAAAGAGACGTTCCTAAGAACGCCGTCCTTCACATCGCCTAGGACTTCCTGGGCGAAAGGATTGCGGCTGAACCGCACGCGCACATA